TCCGACCCGTTCAAGCAGGCCCGCGGCTGCTACGGGATCGGAGATATCGTGGAGGTCCTCGACGATTCCAAGCACAACGGGGATATCGTCGCAAACCCGATCGCGCCGCCGTTCTACCTTATCCGGATCACTGGCGTCACGAAGGCGCAGGCGGAGAAGTACATGGCGCCGTACATCGACCCGGCCACGGTGGGAATGGAAAGTCCTGTCACGCTCCGCCGCCGCCTTCACAACGTGGAGGTGGATTCCATCCCGTTGGCCGTTCGGCAGACGCTTCTTGCGGATCGGTATATCGAGTTCACGTGGGCGCAGGTGCGGAACTTTATCCGGAACAGGATGACGAACGAGACGGCGGGAGCGACTCCATGAGGAACGACAAGGGGCAATTTATGAAGGGCCAACCGTCGCCTATGAAGGGGGTGCCCTCCGGCAGAACGCCGTGGAACAAGGGTAAGCGGATGACCGATGAGCAGAAAGCCAAGTTAAACATGGACGGCCTTCAACTGGGACGAGCGTGGAACAGGGGTATCCCCATATCGGAGGAACAGAAGCGCAAGATCGGGGAATCTCGGTGCGGGACCCCTGCGTGGAACAAGGGGATACCATGGAGCGACGAAATAAAGAAGAAGTTGAGCGAAAGTCACATGGGGATCGTGACTTGGAACAAGGGAAAGAAGCAGCCGGAAATAACTGGCCCGAATCATTACAACTGGAAGGGCGGCGTCGCGTCGGGCGCGGCAATATTAAGAACGACGCATGAATATAAGGCATGGCGATTGATGGTATTCCATCGGGACTGGTTTTCTTGTAGATACCCCGGATGCAACCAGATCGGCGGGAAATTGCAGGCGCACCATATCGTCCCGGTGTGCGAGAACGAAGACGCTATTTTTGACGTTAACAATGGAATAACCCTTTGCATGACACATCACAACAAAACCAGAAAAAAGGAGAAAGAATTTATAGAAATGTTTCTCGGTGTCCTCGCAGAGAAGATCCCGTTAGCGCAGGCTAATCATGCCAAGCACTAATGTCAGGTATGTTGATCCAAACGCTGCGAGCGGTGGCACGGGGATTACCAATTCCCTCACTGGAACAGACAGGGCTTACAGTTCCTTGAATGCATGGGAGGCGGCGCGTCAGGCGGATCTTCCGGCGGGCGACATCATCGAGAAGGTCATCTGTTCCTCCGACGATGCTGGAAGTACGCACCTTGCCGACACCACTCCCGTCACCATTGACGGCTGGACTACTGACGCCACTCGGTACATTCAGATTGAGGCGGCTTCCAGTCACGGCGGGAAGTGGAATCCGAATATTTACCGATTGGAAGTGGTTCAGTCCGCCAACGACCAGAACTTCAGAATTCAGGAAAATTACGTTCGTATTCTTGGATTGCAAGTAAAAATAACACTCGGCGCGTCTATTACTACTTGGCAGGGAATGGCAACATCAGTTTCCGGTGTATCTAATATTTTCATAGATAAGTGCATCCTCGTTGGGGATCGCTCCGGGTACGGTATAACGAATAGTTTTGGAATCCAGATAGACGACAACAACGCATCGAGCATAACCACGATGCGGAATTGCCTGATGTATGGATTTGAGGGTGGTTCTTCATCTGATGTGGGAATCGCCGCGTGGACCGTGACTGGCACCGTAAACATCCAGAATTGCGTCGTCATCGGATCGTCGGTTGGATTTCATCAGCAATCCGGAGGTACAGTTCTCTGGAAGAATTGCGGAGCGGCTGGATGCAATACGGGGTTCTCATATGGTACTCAAACCACTTGTTCCTCAACTACGCCCACCTTCGTCAACGAAGGCGCGGATGACTTCCATTTAGCCGCAGGAGACACTACTTGGAGAGGGCAGGGAACAGATTTATCAGGAACCTTCACCGACGACATTGACGGTCAGACCCGTTCCGCTCCATGGGACATCGGTGCGGATGAGTACGTGGCGGCGGGGGGCGGGGGGCTTGACGCCTACCTGAAGGCAATCTTCACGAAGACGCCATCCGTCGACGGGTTGCTCAACAAAACCGACCTGACGCGGACGGCATCCGCCGACGCGCTGCTCCTAAAACTTGGCCTGACGCGGGACGCCTCGCTCGACGCGATCCTGTACGCGGCGGCCACCTACACGGAGACAGCGGCTCTTGATTCGTACCTGCAAGCCGGGTACACGCGCGCGGCGGGGATCGACGCGCTGATCCAAATACTCGCGCAGGAGACGCTTGGAGCGGACGCGCTGCTGCAACTGCTCGCGGCGAAGACGGCGTCCGTGGATGCGCTGCTGCTCGCGGCGATCCTTAAAAACGTCGGCGTTGACGGCGTCCTGAACAAGGTCGGGCTGGACCGGACGGCTTCGGCTGACGCCCTGCTGAACAAGATCGGGTTGACAGGCGTGGCGTCTCTGGACGCGATCCTGGTTGCAACCTTGACGCACTACTTGACGCCGTCCATCGACGGGTACTTGCAGAAGATGGAGACGCGCACCGCGAGCGCGGACGCGCTGCTTAACAAGGCCGCGCAGGAAAAATCGCTCGGCGCGGACGGGTACCTTCAGGCGGGGATGACGAAGGCCGGATCGCTGGACGCCTGCATCCTCGGTACGCTGTTGAAGACAATCAGCATCGACGCCGCGTTGAACAAGGTCGGACTGACCGGGACATCGTCGGTAGACGCGTTCCTCCAGGAACTCGGGACATCTTCCGCGTCTTTGGATGCCTGTCTCCTGTCGTTCGCGGCGAAGACGCTCGGGCTGGATGCGTTCCTGATGGGAGAGGGCGGGGCGGAAGTTTTCGCATCGCTTGACGCGCTGCTCAACCGGGTCGGATTGACCGGCAGTTCGTCCATCGACGCCTTCTTACAGAAACTGTCCCTGACGCGCACGGCGTCCGTCGATGCGTTCCTACAGGCCGCCTACACGCGCACCCTCGGGATCGACGGTGTCATGTCGAAGGCGTACTACGAAACGCCGTCGCTCGATGCGTTGGCGCAGAAGACGCAGGAGGAGCCATCGGCGCTCGACGCGCTCCTTAGCCGCACGGGGGCGACGCTCGGGGCTTCCGCCGATGCGCTCTTGCAGAAGACCTTCGACGGTTCGGCGGCAGTGGACGGCTACCTGTACCGGCAGGTCATCAAGACCGCCGTAGCCGATGCGCTGTTGCAAGCGGGGTACTCCCGGGCTGCGTCGCTGGATGCGATTCTCCTCGGGCTCGGGCAGACGGAGATCGTCGCGCTGCTTGACGCGCTTCTCCACGCAGCGGGGTTGGAACGGCCCGCTTCGTTCGATGCGTTCCTGTACCGAGGCCTGTCAAAGGGCTCTCGCCTGGACGCCTGTCTCGACGTGGCGCACGCGGAGCATGGCGGGACCAGGGGGAGCGGGGCGCAGGAAACGAACGCCGATAGGAAGTCGTCCAGCAAGTCGTCCGGCTGGAGAAAAACGAGCACTACTACGAACCGGTACAGGGGGCACTGATGGGGCTCACGCTGATCCAGGCACCGAACGAAGAGCCGATCACCGTCGAAGAGGCGAAAGCCTCGCCTTCCCTGCGCATCACCACCGCGGCCAACGACACAGACATCGGCACGCTCATCGCGACGGCGCGGGACACGGCGGAAACGATCACCCGGCGGGCGTTCGTAACGCAGACGTGGGAACTCGTGCTCGACGGGTTCCCCTCCGGCGGGATCGTGGTGCCGTTGCCGCCGCTGCAATCCGTGGCGTCGATCAAGTATATCGATGACAACGGGGACCAGCAGACGTTGAACCCCCTCCTGTACGCCGTGGACACGGACTCGGAACCCGGCCTGGTCGTTCCCGCCTACGGGGAAACCTGGCCCTCCACCCGAGACGAGGTAAACGCCGTACGGGTGCGGTTCGTGGCCGGGTACGGTTCCAAAGACAATGTCCCGGAGGCGATCAAGACGTGGATCAAGATGCGGGTCGGGACGCTGTTCGTGAACTCGACGACCATCGTGACGGGAACCATCGTTGAGGCGCTGAAGAGAGATTATGTTGACGGCCTTCTCGATCCGTACCGGGTCATCACGTTCTGATGCGCCCCGGGGAACTTCGCCATCAGATCGAGCTGCAGTCCTTCACCTCCACGCCGAACGGCATGGGCGGGTTTTCCCAGACCTGGAGCACGGCGGCGACCGTCTGGGCGGCCATTTGGCCCACCTCGGCATCGGAGCAGAAGAAAGCTGCAGCACCTACGATGGTCGCGACGCACCAGATCCGTATGTGGTACTACCCTGGGCTCTCCGCAGCCTGGCGGGTTAAGTTCGGGACGCGTTATTTCTCCATTGTCTCCATCGTGAATCACGAAGAGCGAAACGTCCAGGTCGACCTCCTGTGCCGGGAGGTGGTGGCGTGAATGCGCTGAAAACGGCGATCTACGGGAAGATGGCGGGCAGCGCGTTCGCCACGTCCATCGGGAGCCGGCTGTACGACGGTCGGGCCCCGCAGAATCCGGTATCGCCGTATGCGGTCTTCTTTATCGTCAGCACGGTCCCCGACCGGACGTTCACGGAGGACATGTCCGATATCCTCCTCCAGTTCTCCATATTTTCGTCGTCGCCCGAGCAAACGGAGATCCTGGTCGCCAACGCGGCCCTGGTCGCCCTGTACGACCGGTGCTCGCTGTCGGCGTCGGGGTGGAAGCAGATCCTTATGGAACTGGCGAGCGGCGAGGGGGAAGTGACGGACTATCCCGGGGACACGTTGACCGGAACGGACGCGTTCTTTCAATGCGACGTGGAATTCAACGTCAAGCTGTCGAGGTCCTGATGATATCGATCGTGATCCCCGTCTGGAACCAGCACGAAATGACCGCCGACTGCATCAACGTGATCCGGGAGAACACGCAGGACTTCGAGTTGGTCCTGGTCGATAACGGATCCGAACCGCCGATCAAGGCGCCCTTTGCAGGGTTCGCGGATGTAACCCTGATCCGCAACGAGGCGAACCTCGGGTTTCCCGCGGCGGTCAACCAGGGCATCCGGGCGGCGAAGGGCGACGTGATCGTCCTACTGAATAACGATGTCGTGGTGCCGCCCGGGTGGGCGGATCGGCTGCTGCGGGGCCTGGAGTCCTTCTCCATCGTCGGGCCGATGACGAACTACTGCGCCGGGATGCAATGCACGACGATCGGGGCGTACGGGGACATCGAGGAGCTGTGGCGGGAAGCAGACGCATGGGGCGTGGAGCACGACGGCGAAGCGGCGGAGGTGAACTGGATCATCGGGTTTTGCATGGCGTTTCCCCGGGCCCTGTTCCACGAGCTCGGGACGCTCGATGAGTCCATGTGGCCGTCTTCCGGGGAGGAAATCGATTTCTGCTTCCGGGCCCGGGAGGCCGGGCACAGGGTCGGAATCGTCTGCGGCGGGTAGGTGCACCACATCGGAAGCCAGACCTTCCAGGAGATGCACAACCGGAAGCTCCTCGACTACGGCGAGCTGTGCAAGGCGTGCGAAGAACACCTCGCGGAGAAGTGGGGGGCGGACTTCTGGAGCCGGCAACTCGTTACCGTCGAGGAGAACATTGCAGGGGAGGGGATATGAAGGGCTGGAACAACATTCCCACGGCCGAGGAGATCGAGCAGTTCGTCATCGACGCCGGGTCGGACGACCTCCCGACGTTCGGCGGGAAATACGTTGGCGGGATCCACGTCCAGCAGATCCCGGACGAGATCGCTCCGGCCATCCACGCGATCCTGAAATCGGGCCATCGCATCGATGCGTACCTGGAAATCGGGGTCGCCGCCGGCGGGACGACCTCCCTGTTCCATCACTTCTTCCGTCCCGGGGAGATCGTTCTCGTGGACGACGGGGCGCACTGGAAGGCGGGACTTCGGGAGGGGATCCTCAAAGATGTCCCGCACCTGTTCATCCGGGGGAACTCCCACTCCCCGGAGATTGCGGGGCAGGTCGCGGGGGTATCCCCGGACTACGATCTCATCATCATCGACGCCGGCCACGCCTACGACGCGGTCAGGGCCGACGTTTCCACGTACCTCCCGATGCTCCGGCCGGGCGGCTTCCTGCTGCTCCACGACTCCGCACTGCCGGAATGGGGCGTCGGGCGAGTCGTCCAGGAGCTGAAGGGCGCCGGGGAGCCGGCCTTTGTGGGTGAATATGTCACGGCCACGGCGGTGCGCCCGTGCGGCGTGGCCCTGTTCCGGAAGGCCGAATGAAGATATGTGAATGCGGGTGTGGGGCGGGAATCCCGCCAAAAAAACACCATAAGACCAGGGGCGTCCCACGTTATCTAAGGGGTCACAACCTGGTCGGAGTAAAAATGTCCAACGAAATGCGCGCTAAATTGTCGGCGGCGCATATTGGACAAAAGGCATGGAATGCCGGGCGGCATCTGTCGGAGAAACATAAGGAGAATTTAAGAAAATTGCATATTGGGCTGCCTTCGAATAGAAGTGGTTCTAAGCATCTTCCAGAGTCAATCGTAAAGATGTCCATTCGCAAGCTTGGGAAAAAGACAACAGATGAAACAAAAAGGCGTATGAGTGCGGCACAGAAAGAGAAATGGCGGTCTCCGGATCATGCGGCAAAGATGATCGCCAGTTGGCGGCTAAAGCCGAACAAAAAAGAGATCAAGCTCAGTGCGATTCTTGCCTCTATGTATCCAGGAGAGTGGAAATTCGTAGGTGACGGAAAAGTGATTATCGCCGGGAAATGCCCGGACTTTGTAAATATCAATGGTCAGAAAAAAATAATCGAGCTTTTTGGAGATTACTGGCACCAGGGCGAAGATACGAAAGTCCGGGAGGATTTGTTTACTCCATTTGGATTCCAGACCCTCGTTATTTGGGAGCGGGAATTAAAACATGCGGATTCTTTGGCGGATAAAATAAGGAGGTTCCACGATCAATGAAGGTGAGCAACGTTAATCTGGCGATCATGATCCCGTTGACGTTCCCGTTCGTCCCCGCGGGATTTTTCTATTCGTTTGCGCAGATGGAGCGACCAGATTTTACCTTCATCCACGCGGATAATGGCCCCATTGACACACTCCGAAACGATCTTGCAGAAAAAGCGTTGTCCCTCGGATGCACTCACGGAATATTTATGGATACCGATATGTGCTATCACCCGAAGACGATCCCTCGACTGCTTTCGCATCGACTTCCCGTCGTCGGGGCGTTGAGTTTTCGTCGTTATCCGCCGTTTGATCCGATCATGTTGCGGGGGAAGCCGGGGGAATACTACGGCGTCGATGAGTGGGAGAAAGACGAACTCGTGGAGTGCGACGCGACCGGCGCCGGATGCCTGATGTTCGACATGAAGGTGTTCCGGGCGATGCCGAGACCGTGGTTTAAGTTCCGGAGGCTGGAGGAAACAGGCGAAGGGATCGGGGAGGACATCGGTTTCTGCTGCGACCTGAAGGCGGCGGGCTACAAGATATTCGTCGATACGTCCGTCCCTTCGGATCACCTGACAACAATGGCCGTGAACCACCAGACGTACAAGCTCTACAAGTCCATGAAGATCAAGCAGCACAAGGATGCCTTGGAGGCCGCGCTTCAAGGTGAGGCCGTAAACATCTAATTTGAAGGAGGAATGCGAACATGGCTGACAGGGCAACGATTCTCAGCGGGGCTTTCCAGAAGGTGACGTTGGGGGCGACCAGCAAGGTCCTCGGGGCGGGGAAGTATTCCCTCTCGGGGGTGACCCGGAAGACGGTCGATGCCTCGGAGTTCGGCGTGGACATGGACATCTTCGAGTTCACGTCGGCGGACGGCGGCAGGATCTCGCGCACGGACGTTCTGTTCGACCCGACCTATCCGCAGCAGGAGACGCTGCGCAACGCCGCGTTCAACAAGACGAAGCTCATCAACAGCGTCACTTCCGGGATCCGGTTCTGGCTCAACAGCACGTCGTACATGACGATCGGGACCAGCGGCCAGATCCTGATGACCACGGGTAACAAGGTGGATGCGGACCGCTCGGGCCTCGCGAAGACCTCGTTCGAGGGCAAGGTGTCCGGCGACCAGATGATCATCATCTGACGCCGGAAAGCACCTGGGGTAAAGCGGGGCCGCCTCTGGGCGGCCTCTTTCATTTCAACGAGGAGGGTCTATGCGGTTCGATGTAAGCGGCGAGACGCGGGGAGAGTGGTTCAGGTTCTTCCGTTCGGAGATCAGGGAAGGTGGGGACGTGACGTACCTCGATCCGGAGGAGGGCGCCGGCAGGGTGTGCCTCCGGATCGCCACCCCCGAGGTCATCGAGGAGATCCAGTCGCAGACGCGGAAGAAGGTGAAGGAGTTCGTCGTCAACAAGCTGACGCGAAAGATGGACCGGTGGGAGGGCTTCGACCAGACTCCCGAGCAGGAGAGGCGGGAGCGGGAGTTGATCTGGGACCACGCGATCCAGGAGTGGGAGGGCATCCTCGACAAGGACGGCAACGAGATCCCCTGTACCCTCGAGAACAAGCTCAAGCTCATGAACATCCCGCAGTTCGCCCGGTTCGTCGGCCGGTGCCTGCAGCTCATCTCCGGAGCGAACGCAGGGGCGGCGGAGGAAGCCGGAAAAAACTGATAGCCGGGGTGGAATGGCAGGAGACGAAATCGTCAGACTGCCCCGGCTGCCGAGACATGTACGCGGAAAGAACCCCCCCGGGGGAGCCCCCCTGCGACGTCTGCCGGGTGGACATCTCCGAGGAGAACCAGGAATCGGCGAGGGTGTACCACCTCGTGAAGCGCCAGGTCCGCACCGCCGGCGGGTCGGGGGAGATCATCGACCTGGATTACGCGGCGGTCAAGGCGGTCATGGACATCCTCGAGGTCCAGGACCAGCGCACCGTGTTCGAGCGCGTCACCCGGGCGTTTCACTTTTTTCTGGCCGAGCGGCAGCAGAGGAGCTCCTGATGAGAATCGCCTCATGGAATCCCGAAGAGTTCGCCCCCGAGATATTGAGCAACTGCATGGAGCGGATAGAGAAGGCC